TGAGGAAGCAGCACTAAATTATCTTTCTGACCAGCGTGAGGCGGATGAGAACACTGTGCTAATTTCAGCCACCAAGGGGTGGGGGCTGAGTAAGCTCCTGGAGATAATCAGCCGGACCCTGAGCCAGACAATGCAGCCGGTTTAATACTACGCACTATAATCAAAATCTAGGCGTCTAAAAATCCTTCTGAATGGTTTTATACGTTTAAAGGCAATAGCAACAATTAGCCCCTTATTTTTGCTATTCTTTTTTATTTTTTAGTAACCCTCCCCCTTGCCCAATATAGGCTATGCTTTGGGACGCACTATAGATGGTAAGCAACCCACCGATATTCTAGGACACACTATAACTATTGCAGGCTTAATCCCCCTGTCCGATTTGGACGAGGGGAATTTTATGTATAATTAGGGCAAAAACAGTGGAGGACAAAAATGAGGGTCGATGAGCTACTAGAAACAACCAATGCGCTAGGGATAGCGCAGGCTGCCCTAATAAGGACTGATGTTTTGGAGACTAGGTTGCAAGGTAGTGACGCCGGGATTGCCGAGCTCAGGGGCGAGGTTAGAGAACTGGTTGAATTATTTGGCAGGTTCGTTCCAACAGTGGCAGAGCAAATAAGCGCTATGGTACTTATACCACTTTTGCAAAACTGTTTGCCCATAGGCAGCAGTTTCAGTCTAAGCTCCAAACCCGACCCACTAGCCCTAGACAGCTTAATTGAACAGGCAAAAACGATAATACCGAGGGTCAACCATAACGCCCGGTATTGCAACTGCCGACAAGCTGATATGAGGAGATAAAACAATGAGGCTGGATATTAAGGCACTACAAGGGAAACTACAAGATATAGACCCCACCGTCAAGGTGCGGCTGGACAGGCGTCAAGATGTAGCAACCTCTATTAAGGAGACTGATAGCGGAAGTATTATCACTTTCAATCCCGCCCGATTTAGAAGCCCAAAAAAGCTGGAGGAACATCTTAATTGGTGCAAGGAGCAGATAAGTTAGTATGAGGAGTGAGGGCAGATGGTCATGGTTAGCCCTACAAACGATTTTTAGGCTGATGAAACTATCCCCCCCAAGGTTTTATACCTTCCTAAAACTGATTGGAGGAACACAGCAGTGCTACGGAACGACAAACAACTAGACGACTTGACCGCTATGCGACAAACCAGCCCACACTTGGTAAAGCCCGCATTCTGGCGGTGCAGATATTGCAGGTTGCTTCACCAAGGTACACCCCAAGGCAAACATCGCCCTATTAGCAAACAGGAGGTAAAGCCATGAGCGATTTAGCTTCTATAATTAATCAACTAACGCCAGCCAACAAGCAACTGATTGAACAACTAATACGTGGATTGGCGCAACAGAATGGCGTTAAGATTGCCGAGGCAATGCAAATTGACCCGATAACCTATGTATCATTGTGGATAGCTAATCTCAAATCCGAGGGCAAGAGCCCACGCACTATAGCAGGCTATGTGACAGACGTCAGACGCTACCTTGCACACGACCCACGACCGACGGCAACAAGCATTGAGGTATATGTAGCCAAGCGCCTTGAAACGGTAAGCGCCTCACGGGTAGGCAACGAGCAGAAGGCACTCAAATCCTTTTTTGGCTACCTGCGCAAACGGGAGTTGTGGGCAACCAATCCATGCGCCGATATGCGCCTTGTAAGAGAGGCACGACGTGAGATAGAATGCCCGACCGACGCAGAAATAACGGCGCTGCTCAACCACCGCCTGTGCCGGCACGAGGACGACCAAAAGTTTGCCCTGATGCTGGTTTTGCTTATCAACACCGGGTTGCGGATGGAAGAGGCACGCAGCACCCAACGCCAGCATATAGACCTGAAGCAGCAGGAGATACGGGTACTAGGCAAGGGCAACAAGGAACGCACGGTGCCTATAAGCGCCTTTGTTGCCGGCTTGCTTGCTATCTATATGCAACAGAACTCAACGACTACTCCATACCTGTTCCCCGCCAATACCAAAGAGGGCTATTGGGGACACAGTGGCTTTTGGAAGGCGCTAAAACTGGCTTGCAAAAAGGTGGGCATACGACCCTTGCATCCACACATGCTACGACACTATTTTGCCACTAGGATGTTGGAAGATGGTGCAAAGCTGGAGGTTATAAGCAGAATGCTGGGACATACTAGCATAGCTATTACGGCTGATGTTTATCGACACATACAAGCGCAAGAGTACCGGAACGAGCTTATGGCGCACGACCCGCTCAAGCGGTTATCATTACCAAAGAGAGGAGGTGATACGGCATAAAATAATGAGTCATAGTGAAGGAGAAAACCATAAGGTTGGAGCGCAATATAGAAAAAGGAGGCAGCAAAAATGCCAAAGAAAAAGAGGAAACAACACTTACCAAAACCTATTCACCAATGGCATCACGACGTGATATTATCCTAACCTTAATTGATTTAGTAATTGGGGGACTTCAGTGCGAAGTGGATGATATTGTAATTTATGACGACGTGTATGGTTATTCAAAAGGGGCAGAAGGTCAATCGCAGGACATATCAGGCACAATCGATTACTTGCAAAAAGTAAAAAAGGAAATTGATACGTTGCTAAACAAAATTGAGAACACCAAGCGTCATATGGAGGACGAATTACATGTTAGCAAGCGTGTCACCGAGATGTGGCACTCAGTGCACCATGAGTATATTTGCACTGATTGTGATACACGTCACACCACCTTCTATGGTGCACTAACCTGTAAATGCCAACTAAAATAAAGAAAACCAAGAAACACGAGCGAAAGGAGTTGAAAATGAATACACTAGAAGCAATGACTGAAACATTATTAAGGATTGAAAAAACAAGGGTAGCATTACAGGTGCGACATACACACCTCAGTCTCGCAGGTCACGAGGACAAAATAACGGATGAAGCGATGGAACGCATCAAGGCAGTAGAGGATTGGATTAAGGGTATTGTCGCCTCCTTAATCCAAACACATCCAGCCTATCCTTGGTTTAGCAAAATCAAAGGGGTCGGCAATATAAATATAGCCAAAGTTGTAGGGCAAATAGATATTACAAAAGCTCCCACAATCTCATCACTGTGGAAATTTTGTGGGTATGCGCCTGAGAACGGGCACGCCGCCAAGCCAACAAAGGGTCAGAAGCTTCCCTATAACAGCCACCTAAAGCCACAATGCTGGGTGCTCGGCGATTGCCTTATAAAAACTGGGGGTGTTTATTACAACTTCTACATAGCCCAAAAGGAAAAGTTAGCTGTGAGATTTGCGAGCGTGGCAACTAAAGTATTGCCTACACCTGCTGGACAATGGTGCTGTAGCAACTGTGGACAATCATGGAGGCGCAAAATAGACATTGTGCCGTGTTGCGACAGTCAAACAATCATCAAAAAGCTGCGAGAGGAACCTATAGGGGTAATCTGGCAAGGGCACTTGCATTATATGGCTATGAGACTAATGATAAAGCGATTCCTAGCTTGCCTGTGGTTAGTATGGCGAGAGATGGAGGGTTTGCCTATAAGAAAACCTTACGCTATTGACCAGTTACGGCACGATGGGTTTGTTAACCCGTGGGAGATGATAGATAAAGAGTAAAGCCAGCGCTTACGAGAAAACCATTGCCAAGGAGCGAGCCATAGGGTAAGAGAAAACCACTTGTAGGGAGCGAACCAATTAAATAGAAAGGAGGTAATAATATGCCAGAGAAGCAACGACTAGAAGGGGCGTTTGTCGTGGCGCTAGATACTATGGTGGAACGTATGCGAGCAAAGAGCCCAAACGAGGAGCTTATAAACAATGCCAAGTATTCCTTGGATGTTTATAATGTGCTTTGTAAAGGCATCTCAGCAGACAACCACGCCAAAGCCTTGAACTTCCAAATCTTGCATACAATATTCCCAAACCCAAATGAACTCAGGGAACATCTTACAACGATAGCGCCCGAGTTGAAATTGCTTGACCAGCCAAAACAACGCAAGGCAAAGTAGGGCGGTAGTTTAGCCAGAAATTACGAGAAAACCAAGGACAAGGAGCGAGCCACGGGCAGAGAGAAAACCATCCGCAATGAGCGAACCAATTAAATAGGAAGGAGGAACAACATGGCAAACCTAACATGGCTACAAGCGCAAGTTGACAGGGATGAGTGGGACAAACTAAACAAGCAAAGGTTAGCCCTCAAACTAAAGTGGGCGGACATACTGCTGCCCGCTGCCAAGGCTTACCTCGCCACGCTTGTAATAGTTAGCCCGCCTGAACCGGCAAACGTTGCGTCAGACAAACCCCAAGCACCAAAGCACTCCAGCAAGTGAACACGCAAGGCGCAACTGGTTACGGACATGGGTGTTGGTCATGAGGAAACTGAGGTATCGCCAGAAAGCACTGGCTAGGCGACGTTTCCGAGTTGAGACAAGAAAACGTCTGGCAGCCCGCCCATCAGGGGAAATCGGGAGTAGGTCTTTTCAACCTATCACCTCCCCCTCCCGTGAGGCGCTCCCGACTGTAATCGGGCATAGTGGTGGGCGGGTGTGCCAAACTTGCCTTGCAAAAAACTTGGCTCTATGCTAGACTAAAGGAGGCAACATAAATGGCACGCAAAATGTCAAACAAAGGCGCACCGCCAAGCAACGAACAGATGTCGCATATAATCAAGGCTCGCCCTGATATTTTAGTGGGCAAACCAATTATGTGTTCCAAGTGCAAGCAAGGCGGTGGCACACTGGTCAGGATTGACGACCATTACGAACACTCGCATTGTGCCCTTTATGGCAAAAAGGATTGAAAGATGGCACTATTTATTTGCATAAAATGTGGATACTGTGCCCCCTGTGTTATTATAGCTGCATTGCATCAGGCAACGTGGCACTCACATCGTGATGTCTGTATATCGGAAGACCTGCGTGGGCTTGATGATGAAGATGTTGCACGTTGTTTGCCCTGTTTATTAGACAATACTATACCGTTAGAAGATTATTATCGTATGAGACATGAGAGGTAAGATGCCAAAAACAACAGACAGCGCCACGCTCGCCCACAAGAGATACAAAAACAGCCAAGGACAGATAGTACCCGGTGTTACGACTATCATAAGCCTGCTGAACAAACCTGCACTCATACATTGGGCATGGAATTTGGGGATGGAAGGCACAGACTACCGCAAGGTTACCGACAAGGCTGCCAACATAGGCACAATTACTCATTACCTTGTAGAATGTTACCTCAAAGGTACTGAGCCAAGCCTTGATAATTTTACAACCATCAGCATCCACGCTGCGCAGATTGCTTTCAGCAACTTCAAGCAATGGTGGGAACAACAGCAACTCAAAGTGGTAGCAAGCGAGTGTAGCCTTGTAAGCGAGGTGATGCAATGCGGGGGCACTTTGGATTGTGTGGCTGCGAAGTATTTTAATCTTGCCGACCTCCGACCCGGCGAGTTGTGGCTGGTGGATATCAAGACCAGCAAAGACATCTACGATGAAATGCGCTATCAATTGGCGGCATACTGGGCGATATGGAACGAGAACTATCCCGACCAGCCACTTACCAATGCACACATTATTCAGTTGAGCAAAGAAGACGGGCGGTTGGTGCATCACAGCTTTGATAGGTTGTTTACCGAGTTAGAGATTTTCAGGCACTTACGCATAGTCTATGGGCTACGCAAGGACAAAGACCCAAAGCGCAACCTTGACCGTGTGTTTAAGAAGCTGACATTGGATAGACTATGACAAAGGCTAAAGTAAGACGAACAATTATATGCGATAACTGCCATGCTGAGTTTATACCAAAAACAGGGCACAATCCTGAAAGGCGCTTTTGCTCTAAAAAATGTAGAGAAACTTACTGGATGATAGTTAGAAGAGAAACACCGCCACCTAAGCGTAATTGCGCATATTGTGGTAAAGAATTCCAACCCAAACGAAAAGGTAGTGTTTGTTGTAGTGGACTCTGCTTTGTAAAATATAATCACGACATAAAAAACTTTGGGGGTAGCCGCAGAACAGCAATTGGATATGATAGTGGCACATGCTGGATATGCAGAAAGAGCGGTTTGAAAGGACGCCAGTTACATGTTCATCACATGCTCGGTCGAGAGACGGCAGGAGATATTATGCTAGTGGTCTTATGCAGAGGATGCCATTTATTAGCAGAAGAACTTGCTCGGAGGAAAATGTTGAAAGATGCAGATAAAATAGCAGATTTGCTAACAATAGCACGATTCAGACAAGGATTGCCTGACGCCCGCACTGTGATAATTTACGAGGAACAATGAACAAAGAGGATAAGCAAAGGCTTATAAGCGCCTGCGAGAACAAAGGTTGGAGGATATCAAAACTAAAAGGGAAAGGAGGTAACCGACATGGCAAAGCCAGACAAGGTAGCAAGAGAAGCGGTGGAGATAAAGCGTCTGACTGATTATGTAGCCGTTGGCAAAGGCGTCAACCTTGAAGGCGAGCGGATGGAACTGGAGGAGATACTTGGCAAAGATATTAAGCTAACCGACTTCGTATTTTTGACCAGCACAAAATATGAAAAGGAAAGCGGCAAAAGTGAGTTTGCCGTTATCCAGTTTGAACTTGAAGGCACGCTCTACACGACCAGTACCGGTGGCAGGGTTGTCGTGGATGCCCTAAAGCAGATGCCCAAAAATTACCTGCCCGTTACAATCAAGATTATCAAAGCCAAAAGCAAGGAAGGGAGACGCTATTATTCAATAGAATAGAGTTGCTTGCTGGTGTCCCGGGGCGACAAGGCTGGGAGTTAAATGGACGAGATAGGGTATCGGTGCCGATTACGCCGTCAAACAGCCAGCAAGCCTGCCAGCCACGTAAGAGCAGTTTGGGCGGGTCGTGTAGGGGAAGTTGATAAGTTTTACCTCCCTACTCCGCCCCACTGGCTGGCAGGAAGCCTGAGCCGAGAGATGACATCAGAATTTGGCTCAGGCAGGGTGAGGGTGTGAGCTATTATAGTTAGCAGTGGATAGCCTTAATGGTGATAGTTGCTAAAGACCACCAGCCCTTGCCCTTCCCTTCGGGAGTAAAGGAGGAGAGAATGGAAGCTAAAAAAGATTATAAAATTGAATTTTGTATGTGTGGGCATCCAGAGTTAATTCCGACACAATGGAACCAACCTAAACCAGAACCCTGCCAAACAATAGGCAGTTGTCCAACCCATGATTATACCTGTCCTATTTGTGGCTTTGGCGTTGGTTGTGTCCCTCCATGTAATTGCGAGGAAAGGAGATTTTAGGTGGAAGCTAAAGAGAAAATCAAGTTGCTTTCAGGGCACCTATCAGAAATAGATATTACCACAATTAACAAGGCTCTTGAGGAAGCTAAGCAAGAGGGGATGAAGGGGGACAAGCTACGAAAGGACGCTCCCTTCAGGGAAAGGATTGAATTTGTCACAGATTGATACTGCAAATTGGCAGCGCATGGATTACGTTCATTACTATACTAACGTATGGCATGCGCCTGTTATACCCATAGCTGAAAGCAAAAAGGCGCTGGTTAAATGGGCGCCCTACCAATCACGCCTGCCAACCGATGACGAACTGAAGGCGTGGTTTGTTGATGGGCAACCATGGGGTCTGGCTATTGTGTGTGGCGCCGTGGCGGGCAACTTGTTTAGCATTGATATAGATACCGATGCGCTATACAAGGAACTGTTCCAAGCCGGCGCATTCCCGCAGGGCGCCTGCATCTATAAGTCGATGCGTGGCTACCACGTCATTATGCGTGCCGACATCATCCCATTTTGTATCAAGGAACACCACCCGTTGCTGGCGCCCGACTTTTGGGAGTTGGGCATAAGTGGCGACCGCACGCTGAGCAATGTGCCCAATACGCCCAAACGGGAATGGATAGAATTGTACGACGACCCCGTGTTGGTGCCCTATGAGGCATGGCTCAAAAAATACCTAAACTACAGCCGTGAGATGGAGGAGCATTACGGCGCAGAAATCAAGATGAAGTGCCCCTACCACGATGACGAACAAGCCAGCCTGTTTATCAACCAAGAAAAGGGCGTCTTTCATTGTTTTGGTTGTAATGCCAAGGGCACACTAGCACAGCTACTCACCGATAGTAGACAACAAAACTTCAAATTACCCGATGACGTTTGGGCACGAATAAGACAAAATCTATCGGTGCCCGCCATACGCCTGAGCGACAAGGTGGAGGAGGAGCATATTGAGGTTATCATAGACCAACTACTTGAGGGAGGTGAAAATGCCACCGTCATCATTTCAGGCGACTTGGGCGTAGGCAAGACAACACTGGGTTTGTCCATAGCCATCCCGCTAGGGCAAGGCAAAATGGTACTCGGCAAACTGCGTGCGCCCAAAGCAAAGCGGGTTGCTTATATCAACTTTGAACAACGTGGTATGAGCATCCATCAACAAGCCAAGGCAATGACGACAACATTGGGCGAGACGGAGAACCTCATCATACTGGATGGACGCAAGGTCAGGCTATGGGACAAGGATAGCATGGAACGTCTGTGGAATACCTTAATCATAGAAAAAGCTGAAGTGCTTATAATGGACAGCATCCAATCACTTGTTAGGGACTACAACAGCAAGGAGGAGGCGGATGAGGTAAGGGAGTTCGCCAGCAAAGTGGTGGACGAACTCCATTGCGCCGTTATCTTCTTGCATCACATAGCCAGCGGCGAGGATGCCGGCGCCGGTGCAGGACGTGCCAAAGGCACACTGGGCAAAATGCTCGCCGCCTATTGCGCCACCAAGCTACTCTATACAGGCTTGAGCGATAAGATAGAGGACAAATACTACGGCAGGGTGCAAGGGACAACAAGGGCTTGGGATATAGTGGATTGGTGCGTCGCCTATGAGGGCATCACCAAAACGGCAAACATCATTGATTGGCAGGACTTGGACAAGGAGACCAAAAAAGGGCTCGGTCGCCCATCTACCATAGACCTGCTTGACCAAGGTCTTATATTAGCAAGGCGCATGGGTAGAACAAAAAGCCAATGTGCTGATGATATGGACATTGATATACGCTCCATACAGTACTATTTGGGGGGGGAACAATACCCGAGCGCCGAGAGCGAACAAAAGATAAACGATTGGATAACACAACTAAAAAGCATCATATTAGACGATGCGCATCTTGATCAAAACAAAGATGAACAGGCACAAAACCGATGTGTCTCCGATGCGTCACCGATGCGTCCCGATGCGCCTCATGAGGGCGACCAGCTACAGAGTGAGGAAAGACCCATGCCTAAGCCCTCTCCACTCAGGGGAGGGGGCGGGGGGGTATCTCTCATAGTATCTAAGATTAAAAATATAGAGGGGACAGAATTACACAAAGCGGGAATAGCCAAGAGTGTGAGTGAGGGGGGCGCACCCAACTGCGCCAAATGCACACTCAAAGGGTGTGTGCGGGTGGAAGGCTACGGCGAGGCAGCCAGCGGTATTATGTATGTTGGCGAGGCACCGGGCGAGGAGGAGGAAAAACAGGGCATGCCGTTTGTTGGCAGGGCGGGCAAGTTTCTGGACGAGTTGCTCGCCAGTATAGGCTTGGACAGGGGACAGGGCTATACGACCAATGTGTGCCTTTGTCGCCCGCCGGTAAAGAGCAAAAAGCAGACTGACCCCACGCCCACCAATGTCAAGTGCTGCAAACCTCGTCTTTTGGCTGACATAGCTCGCATACGCCCACATACCATTTACTTGCTTGGCGATACAGCGGTTAGCGCCTTGCTGCCAGCCTATTCTCTGGCTCGCTATCATGGCAAGAAGGTCGTTGTGGAGGGCATTACATATATTATTATGTATCACCCATCAGCGGGCTTACATAACCCTTACTATCGCCATATTCTTCTGAGTGATGTTGAACAATTGCCCAAATACCCGCCTGTTAGCGAGATAGATGGTAACTATAGCATTGCTGAGTTGAGTCCTGAGGACTTCAAGGAGGATTTGGTAACCATTGATACTGAAACTGTTGGTTTGTATGGCAGATTACTGGGTGGCGCTATCTGTTTGCAGCCAGCCTCAGCAGCCTATTATGTCGGCGATAAATTGACGGCATGCCTCAAGGATTGCCCAGAATGGCAGCGGTTCCTATTCCATAACGCCAAGTATGACCTGCATATACTTAAGGCAAACGGCTATGATTGGCATGGTAAGGGGCTGGATGATACACAGTTATTGGCTTACTGTCTAGGCTACGAAAACACAGGCTTGAAAGTGCTTGAAACACAGGAACTAAACCTTGACCATCCTGATTATGAAGATATCAAGGGCACACTGGATAGTCTGCCTACCAAACAACTGGCACGCTATTGCTGCCAAGATGCCGATGCCACACGCAGGTTGTGGGATTACTTGGTAAGTGTTGCCGATGAACGTGAAATGCGGCTTTACAACGACATTGAAAAGCCACTGTTGCCTGTGCTGGTTGATATGGAGTGCAAAGGCGTGCGGGTAGATTTGGATTATGTTCGGGAATGGGCAGCTAAACTTGAAGTGCAGCGCACCGACCTTGAAAAACAACTGGGCGATGAGTATGGACTTACGCCCAAACAGCTAAATAGCCCTAAACAACTTGGTGATTGGCTGCATGAACAGGGTGTGGATTTGCCAAAGACGGATAAGTCGGAACAATATGCTACAGGCAAGGAGATATTGGCGGGGCTCAAGGACAAGCACCCGGCTATACTAACCTTGATAAATTATCGGCAAACGGGCAAGCTGTTGATTACCTATGCGCAAGCCTATTTAAGACTAGCCGACAACAGCGGTTACTTGCATAGCCGCTATCATCAGGGCAAGGTGGTTACGGGACGATTATCATCATACGACCCCAATTTACAAAACTTGCCTCATACCTTTGATGCCCGGCGACCTTTCATTGCCAGCGAGGGCAACAAACTGGTTAGTATGGACTTCAGTCAAATTGACACACGGGCAATGGCAGTGATAACCGGTAACAAGGCGTTGATGGAGGCATACCAAAACAGGGATATGGATATTCATAACTGGTTGGCTGATAAACTGTTTGGTGACCATGAGGACAAGCACCGCTATGTGGTCAAATCAGCCAATTATCTGTCTATGTATGGCGGGTCAGCCCGTGGTTTGCATACCTATCTGAATGCGCCTATGGGTCAGTTTGATGTGTGGGAGATGGGCGTACCGCCTAGCCTCAAGGAATGCGAGGAGATTATTGAGGCTTACTATACTCAACTGGCAGGGTTGAGAGAGTGGCAACAAGGCATTAAAAAGTGGGTACGGGAGCACTACTACGTAGAGGACTACTATGGCAGACGGCGTTATATTTACAAGGTTGCCAGCAGCAAACGTGAGATACGTGCCGAGGGCGAACGTGAGGCAATCAATTTTCCCATTGCCGGCACCGCCAGCGAGGTGTTTAAGATGGCAACGTCAAGGGCTGGCGTTATCTGGACGCCCGCTATCAACATACATGATGAGTTGGTGTTTGACTTGCCGGTGGTGCAACTGGATGAGCTTATACCAAAATTGCAAGGCGCCATGCAAGGCATTGCATTTCCTGTGCCTCTAGTGGTAAAATACAAGGTAGGAGATAATTTAGGAGAGTTGCTATGATTATACAACGCCTTAATGTATTCATCAAGAATGAGTTTTCTATTGATACTTTGCCTATGGGGGATTTCCACAGCCAAGCAAGCATAAACAATATGGGTGAGCTGACTGTGGAGCTTGTGGAGGTAGAATGGGTAGCACCCGACAAAACAAAGCGCAAGCCCAATGGCAAGGTTTATGTTATTAGGTTTAATCATGCTGAGACGCAAGTTATACGGTCGGCGTTGGGCAAAGGTGCGCAATGAGACGTCCCGATTTAGAGTTTGACGCCGCCACAAAAGCTAGGTTTATTGCACAATATACTGACCCTAACTTGAGCGTCAAGGATTTGATGCGCATCTGGGGGTATCCAAGTGGCACACTTTACCGCAAGGCGTTTGAGTTGGAACTGAAGCGTCCAAAGCACAAGGGCGAGATACAGATAACGTTGGCACAAGCCCGCCAGTATTGTGAGCAGGTTAGCCGTGAATTGCCGCCCTACACCTTTGATGCGACCAAGGTTGTGCCTGTAGGTATGGGCAGAGTAATGGAACTAATCTTGTTCCTATGCGACCTCCATGCGGGCAGGCTTACCAAATCGTTTGATGCTGAGGTATTGGGCAACCGGTTGGAGGCTTTGGCTGAGCGTTTGATGAGTCGTGTCAAACTGCTGCAACATAGTTATATGATTACCAAACTGCATCTGTTCTTACTTGGTGATTGTGTTGTCGGTGAACAGGTGGGCAGGAACGTTACACTTGAGGAGTTGGAGCACATGGTGCTGTCGCAGGTGTATAACATCTGCATACCACAATTGGTAAGGTTTACTAATCGTATCTTACTTGTGCCTATTAAGGTGCATGCCGTTAGAGGCAATCATGGACTAGCACAGAAGTATGGTGCAAGCAAGGCTGCCAACTGGGACACAGTGGTCTATTTAGGTTGGCAGGCTAGGATGCAAGACAGGCGAGAGGTTACGTTCAATATTGCCACCACACAATGGTATAACTATGCTGTTGTGCGCAAACTAACTTGGCTGTTGGTACATGGTGACCAGTTTTCTGTTGGTGGTGGCACACCCTATAACGGCATCAAGACCAAGGTAGACCGTTGGCATCAAAGTATGCCATTGCCGTTTGATTATGTGGCAGCCGGGCACTTGCACCACTTTGCTCAGATAGCGGAGACATGGCTGAGCGGGACATTGTTAACGGATGATGATTGGAGTCGTGAAGTACTGGGCAAGGCGGGAGACTGTGGGCAGTTGCTACTAGGCGTAACGGATGATGGTATTGAGTATGCCAGCCCGATATGGTTGGAGGATGTAGGTCATAGTGATGATTAGTACATTCGTACTAGATAGTAGTACACTTGTACTAGGTGGAGTAGCTCTCGACTCTATCTCTCTCATAGACTCTAGGCGTAACTTCCAAAATCTGTGCCTAATCCTACGGGCTAACAACCTCTGCATAACTCGCCTAAAAAGGAGAGAAAAGGCGATTTCAGGAGAAAATGATATGCCCGGCACGCCTAGATTCCGAGGGGAGTGCCTCCGCAGGCACGGCGGCTCGCCTTTTTTGGCTAGGGACGATGAAAAATTGAGAATAATTAATCCGATAAATCAAGGTAATTAAGGGGATAAATGGGCGCTAGATATGTGGATAATGGCTGTAAATATCACCCTAAATGCTCGGACTGTCCCGAGCCCGTATGTATAGAGGATATATCGCCTAACTCACGCATCAGACACTTACGTATGGAACGGAATATGGCAATCCGACAGGCAAGTAAACTGGGCATGGACGTTGCAAACTTATCGTTTGCCTTCAGTTTGGGTAAGCGCACCATACGACGGATATTGAAAGAGCCAGATGAATAAGCAAGAGATAGTTTGCGCCGACTGTGTACCGTGGATGCGTGGACAACCGCCCAATAGCATTGACGCCATTGTGACCGACCCACCTTACGGAATTGATAGCAATGAGGACTATTGCAAGATAGCCAAAGAGCGTCTTGCCGGTTGGAGGATTGATAATGACCAACACTGAGAGTGAACTTCAACCCTGCGAACGGTGTGGCAAAGTAAGCCCGCCCGCTGAAGATGAGAAGTATGACGATGTTTATCTGCCCGTCCGTGAGGGCAGTGTGGCAATGCGGTTTGGGTATGCGCAGGAGCGCTTATGTGGGCGTTGCGCCTGCGCCCAGTTTATTGGCAGCTATTGGAATGGCACACCCGACCGCACACGTACGCCCATCGAACAATACCTTGTATTTGATAGAGCGGTGTATGTCAAGCGGGACGACCTTTGGAACAAGGGCAAGTATGGCGGCGGTAACGCCAAGTTGCGAGGCGCCGAGGTTAGGCTGCGAGGCTTGAAGGAGAGCGGCATAACCCATGTGGCGGTAATGGATGCCAAAACAAGCAGGGCGGGATGGGGCATTGCCGAGCTGTGCAGGGATTTGGGGATGAAGTGTACGGATTTCTACGGGCGGTACAAAGGTGAGCTTACCACAACGCCCTATGACCGCAACCAGTTTGAGGCTGTCAGGGAGGAGGATATGTGGCAGTTGCCGCTCTTTCAAGCCAGAGCCCATGCAGCGGGCGCCCAAATAATTGCCATGCCCGCCAGCCGTGTTTACCCCATGTATTACAAAGCCAGAAAATACTGTCAAGAGAACAACATCTATTTGATGCCTATGGGCTTGCAGCTAACCGAGGCAATACTCAGCACTGCCGGTGAAGCCTCAGCGTTGTCCGATAGGTTGCGATGCGGGACGATTGTTTGCTGTGTGGCTACAGGCACTATGTTTGCCGGTTTGCTTTTGGGCTTGAGGGATACTGCTAGGATTATTGGTGTTTACATTGGAATGACAAGCGGTGAAATCAAAGGGAGGGTGGGAAGCGACCCCGAGGCGATAGTGAGGCGCCGCATAAAATCGCTGTTGCCCGATGGGTTCGAACCACCGCCGTTTGAAATTGCGCTGGCGGATAGGGAATACTATGCGGAGGACAATTACCCGTGCCCGTTCCCGTGCGATAAATGGTATGACCGCAAGGCGTGGCGGTGGATGGTCGAACACCTGCCTTATTTGGACAATTTGGTGCTGCTTTGGAATATAGGATGAGATACATAGGACTATCAGGCAAAATGGCAAGCGGCAAGAGTTTGGTGGCGACCTATTTGGTTGAACATCACGGCTTTACCGAACTTTGCTTTGCCAAAAAGATGAAGGAGGTCTGCGCCGAGCTGTTCCCCCACGCCAAGTATGATAAGGATAGATGGTTGTTGATACAGGTGGGCGAGCTGCTGAGGGAGCTGGATGCCAATGTTTGGATTAGGTTTGTGCTCCAAGACATCAAGCCTGATGCAAACATTGTAATTAGCGATGTGCGGTTGCCCAAGGAATACTGGGCGTTGCGCCGGTTAAACTTTGCCATGGTGAGGATGTATGTCAGCCGTCAATCACAACTAGCCTATATTGCCAAGGCTTACCCCGATATGCCCTTGGTGTTGCTGGATGATTATACCGAGACGGCGCTGGACAATTACCCTTTTGATTTTTGCATTGATAATGACCTTGCTGTGCCTTTGGAGGAGGTTTACAAACAGGTGGATATTATGTTGGAGGAAATCAAAATTGGAAGATATTAAGCAGTTACCCGTTGGGCAGTCGACTATCAAGCGCCATCGTGGACGTCCTCCAGTACATGGGCTCTACAGCAAGTTTGTTCTCACCCCGCTAACCGAGGAGAAGCAAAAACAGGTATTGGAAATAGTTGCCGGGCAACGTGGGCTTATAGTCGCCAGCGACCAGATAGCGGTTAACTTGCTGGCGAGGGTACTAGCGCAGATTGACCTCATGGGCAGGTGGTTATCGGAGCATGGGTTATTCACGGATGATGCCAGCGGCAGCGGTCGTTGTGCAGTAAGCCCTATATTGCCACAGTACCTAAACGCAATCAAGGTGGCAAGTCGCCTGTGTGACCAGTTGGGCTTGTCGCCCGAGGCGAGGGTCAGGTTGGGCAAGGGTGTGGCGCAGGTTGAGGATTTAGCCAGTAAGATAGCTCGTGCCAAGGAGGATTAAAATGAAGCAAGTAACCGACGAACGGGCGATACAGTACGCCAGCGACCCCATATTGTTTGAGGAGGAGCAGTTTGTGCTGCCCGAGACACGTAAGCCTATTAAACTTGAGCCATGGCAAAGGGACTGGATTCTGAAGCCCTTGTTTTATGACCTCACCGCCGAGGGGGGACGCAAGTATAACATTGCCCTGATTGGACTTCCAAAGAAAAACGGCAAGAGCACGCTTGGTGCAGGCATAGGCGTTTGGTTCATGTATGCCGGGGAACGCTACGGCGAGATTATTATCGCCGCCAATGCCAAAGACCAAGCATCGATGATTATCTACACCAAAATGAGGCGGTCAATTACCCTTAATCCAAACCTAAAACAAGGCACCACCTTGCTCAAGGATGCTCTGGAGGTCAAAAGTACAGGAACCACAGCCCGATGTGTTGCCCACCAATATGAGACGGCTGCTGGACTTAATCCAAATCTAACCATCTTTGATGAACTATGGGCGTTCAGCGACCGCAGATTTTATGATGAACTTACTGTTGTACCCACCCGCAGAGACCCACTCATTGTTATTGTAACTTACGCCGGCTACGAGCAAAAGGGTTTGCTGTGGGAGCTTTACTGCGATGGTTTGGCTGGCACACCTATTCTTGACACGGGCAGCCCTGATATTATAGTCAGACGGGGGGAAAAAGACCCGAGGATGTTTATGCTCTGGTCACATAAAAACTTGGCTAGTTGGGTAACGCCTGAGTATCTTAAGAGTCAAAGGGGGAGATTGCCGCCCGAGGTTTATGCTAGGCTGCACGAGAATCGTTGGGTATCCCTCGCCAGCCAGTTTATTACGCCCGAGGATATAGCAGCTATGCACCTGCAACCGTGGATTATGCAGACGAGGGCTAGTCCTGATAGGTTATTACAATACATAGTAGCCACCGACCTCGGGCTATCGCATGACAGGACGGCTAGGGTGGTAGGGCATTACGACCCGCTTGATGGGCAAATCTATGTTGATAATATACGAGTATGGCAAGGCACGACTGACCAGCATGTTGATATTAGGGAGGTGGAGGAGGATTTGGTACAATGTGCCCACGATTTTAGGGCACACAAGCTGGTCATTGACCCGTGGCAGATGGAGTATGTTATCCAGCGCCTCAAGAGTACCTATAGCGTGGTGCCGTTTAACCCCAATACTGAAATGCCCCACCTGTCGCAAATCTTTGTCAATATGCTACGCTCGCACCGCATTGTTTGTTACCAAGAGTCGGCGCTTGAGGAGGAATTGCGCAACACGATAATAAAACAGACAATGGCGGGGTGGCGCATTGACCACGTTGGGAAAAAGCACAATGATATTGTCATTGCCCTTGGAATGATGATGCGAGAAGCAGTCAAAGGGCAATATGCAGCCCTAGATATACCCGGTGAGGAGGAGTTTGTGAGCACGCCGGTGGGCTTTAGGGGGATTAGAACACAGGAGTTTTAGATGGATAAATCATTGAGCCGATGGTTTCATCAGCCTAAAAATTGATTGTAGGGTCTTATGCGCTCGCAAGAGATGCAAGGTAGTGCCAAGTATAGGTTGCAAATCAAAAATGGATATGCTACAATAGGGGAGGTTAGCAATGGCATTCAAATTGTCTGACTGGATTAGGTTTGGGCGCACCAAGCCGCCCGCCGTTGAACTTGGTGCCACAGGCACCGTCTTCTTCGCAGGGAGATTGTCGGAGGAGGAATATCTTGTCGACCTTCGGGGCGAGAAGGGGATAAAAGTCTACGACAGGATGCGCAGAAGCGATGGGCAGGTCAAGGCTGCGCTGTTGGCGTGCGAGTTACCCTTGCGTTCTGCTCATTGGGATATTGAGGCAGCCAGCGATAACAAGCAAGACCAAGTTATCGCTGATGCCGTTCGTGATAATTTGTTCAACAATATGACTATAACCTTTGATGACTTCCTCCGCCATATTCTGCTTATGCTCCCCTTTGGCTTTAGCGTTTTTGAGAAGGTGTGGGAGCTGAGAGAAGGTGTATGGTGTTGGCGCAAGTTTGCACCCCGGTTGCCCAAGACCATAGCCGAGTGGAAGTTTGATGATGAAGGTGGGCTGGCGGGCGTCAAGCAGCGCACATGGAAGGGCAACCTCTATCAAGACATTGATATACCTGTTGATAAGTTGCTCGTGTTTACCAACAGCCGTGAAGGGAGTAACTATGAGGGTATCAGCTTGCTGCGAGCGGCTTACAAGCATTGGTATTACAAAGACCAGCTTTATCGCATTGACGGCATTGCCGCTGAGCGCCACGGTGTGGGTTTGGCGGTGTTCCATTATCCATCAGCCACACCAAAGGAAGACAAGGATGCCGTTAGTGCTATAGGCGAACGCTTGCACGCCCACGAGCGGGCATACATAGCCCTGCCAGAGGAGATTAAGTTTGACCTGCAGGGCGTTGCCGGGCAGTTGCATGATATCAAGGGGTCGATTGAGCACCACGATATTATGATTGTGCGCAGCATACTTGCACAATTTATCAACCTTGGCGCCAGCGATGTGGGGAGTTTTGCCCTGTCGCAAGACCAATCGGGCTTCTTCCTTATGGCGCTGCGGGCAATAGGCAAGAATATCTGCGATACATTCAACCGCCATGCTATCCAACAGCTTGTTGATTATAATTGGGAGGTTGTTAAATATCCCCAACTGACGGTCAGCGGGCTCGAATTTTATGATATTGCCAAATACAGTGTGGCGATTAGCGCCTTGGTTAACAGTGGGCTTATAATGCCCGACCGCAACATTGAGGCTGAATTGAGGCGGCAACTGCGGTTGCCCGCCATCCGTGCGCCTGAACAGGCGGTGGGTGGTAGGGAGATAAGATTAGCCGAATGGCGACCTTGGCGGCACCCCCGTGGCATGGAACAGCATTTAGCCTTGAATGACATCAAGCAAAAGTTTGATAGTGCCGAGGAGGAGTTTGTCAAGGCGTGCAAAAAAGTGCAGGACAAGCAAATTAGTGTACTGGTTAAACAGGTTGCCGATGCTATTGAGGCGGGCGATATAGATAAAGTGACAACTATAGGTGTGCCCTATGTTGAGAAACTGGCTGATGCTGTGGAGGAGGTGCTGATTGACCTGTATCAGTTTGGCAGGCAACAGGTGATGCAGGAGGCTGGACGTCAGCGGGGCAAGGTAACAGCACAAGAGCCCATTCTAGAGGGCGGGAAGTTAGCAGCCGGGGCGTTTATTAAAACTAGGGCACGAGCGACGGCTGCCGTGCTCGGCTCAAAGTTGCGTTCAAGCATGGCGTGGGAGGCGCTAGGGCAGATAAGGCAGGGTGTGGTTGACCGTGCCGCATTGACATCAGTGCTGACCAGCCTATCAGATAGAGAATTGCAGGCTACCGCCAAGTTTAGTGTTACCGAGTCGTTTGACTTGGGCAGGGAGCAGCAAGCCAAGGAGATGTCGGATGAAATTGATAGGGTAATCTACAGTGCCATACTGGATGACAATACCTGTGGAGAGTGTATGGAGGTGGATGGTAAGGAGTACAAATTCCCCAGCGCCGAATGGGATGAGGTTACGCCACCGTACAAAAAGTGTAGCGGGCACGAACGTTGCCGGTGCGTTGGCGTTTATGTGTTCAAGGGTGAGCATCCAGCGTTACCTATAGCGCCACCCAAGCCGCCGGTAGCGCCACTTGTGCCGCCGAGAGCAGAAGCGCCAATAGAGACTTTTGGCACAATCAGTAATACAACCAAGGCTAGGGTGAATGAAGTTTACAGCCAACTGCCGCCCAAATCACAAGAAGGTATCAAGAAGATTGAGCTTTACAAGGAAAGGGGACGTACGGATACCTTTGACCACGGCGAGTTTACCGTAGGTGCAGATTTTAATCCTCAAAATGGTGCGGTGCGTATCTTTGATGTTAACAAAAATAGCATGACCGATATACAGTGGACACTCGGGCACGAGGCAGGGCATGCTGCTGAGCTCAGCGTATCACCGAAAAGTATGGATGCTTTTGTTAACGCAGTTGAGAGAGAAGGAACAATAACCAATTATGCAAGGAATTGGTATGCCTCAAATATCGACCGAGGGATTGAGGAGAACTTTGCTGAGTGGCACAAGGCGTTTGTTATGCAGGTAGAGGGCAATATGGATGTTCTTAGAGCAAGTTATCCAGACAGTTACAAGGTATTCAACAGAATATGGATTGATGAATTGGGAGGCAAAGCATGACAACAAAGCGTATTGGGCTTGATACCAAGGGTAATGTGGTAGAAAAGTTGGAAGATGCGGTAGTGGTAATGGAGTCTGAACTTGATGCCAAAGGCAAGTTAGTGCGAGAGACAACCTACCGTGCCGAAGGTAAGGAACTACCACCAATGACGGTCATAACTAAATAAACAAAAGGAAAAGGAGGACAACAATGGAGAGGCAAGACATTGCAAACTGGAAGTGTCACTACAAGCTGGAGAAGCGGGATGGTGATATAGACGCCTGCAAGACCCCGGAGGAACGGTTAGCCTTCTTAGAAAAAATTAAGCCTTACGAGGTCATAGAGCATGAAGGCAATTGTATGCTCAATACTGGCATTGATGAGATGTGGGATTTGATAACGGGGGTGTACAATGCCACCATCGCCAACCGGTGCTTCGACAACACCAATGCCAAGATAGGCGTGGGCGACTCGGCTACTGGTGCTGCACCTACCCAGACAGACCTTCAGGCAGCGACCAACAAGACCTACAAGGGCATGGAAACTGGCTACCCGACATCTACCACCCAAAAGGCAACCTTCAAGGCTAGTTTTGGTGCAGCCGAGGCAAACTATGTTTGGAACGAATGGGTAGTCAAATCAACCAGTGGCACGCCGACCAACATCTGCCTAAATAGGAAGGTTGACAGTTTGGGCACAAAGACGACGGGCACGTGGACGTTGGAAGTTAGCATAACGTTGAGCTAATAGGAGGTTGTTATGGCAATTGCAACTTTAGACCAATATATTGCTGCCATCAAGCAATGTTGCCCGTGGACAAAAACTGCCTCGGCTGCGACATTGGCTGCCATCTTCTACACGGTATTTGACCAAGCTGGGTTACCCGGTGCTGGCGTGCTAAATATCGGCAACACGGCAAACGGGGTAGTTCCGACAGATGCAGTTGCGGGATATCCAGTAATCAATGCCTTCAGTGGCGACAAAGGATACTTCACGAGCTTGGAGTTTTCCAACTCGGTGGCGTGCCGTATAATGCTTTTTGACAGAGTCTTTGCTGCTGGAGCTTACGCCTTCAATGCCGATATAACCCTTGCCTCTCAACCAAGCTATTCTAGCCGAGTGCCTAACGGCACAGATTATAATGGGCTTGAGCTTTGGATTGAAGCAGTTACCGCCTTTACGGGCATCCCCGCAATTCAGATAAACTATTTAGACCAAGACGGCGAGGCAGGCGACACAGGCTCAATCGCCCAACCTGTTGCACTAACTATCAGGCGTGCCCAGATGATGCCTCTCGCCACTGGCGATTACGGCGTCCAGAGAATTGATAGAGTCAGATGCATAACAGCCACTGCGGGGACTTTCAATGTAATGGTATTGCGTCCCTTAATAACAGTAAGAGTGCCGCTTGCTGGATTTGGCGATGTTTACGATTTACTGAGAACTGGAATGGTGCAAGTTTTTGCTGATAGTGCCCTATATGTTTTAATAGCAGCCGACAGCACATCATCTGGTATTCCGTTTCTTAATATAGAGATAGCGAACTGATAATGGCTAATATCTGGAGAAGACAACCAAGCAATAGATTAAGGTCAGCCTACTTCGTAGAGAAGCAAGGCACTTTAGCTTCTGTTCAGATTGCCAAGGGATTTTGGGAGTTTGTAGGCGAGGAACGCTTTAGCACAGATACCGGGGCAGGCATTGAGGCACTTGGCGATAGGTTTGTAATGGTTGCTGAGGCAGGTGGTGGTGTAGAAAGCCTTGGCGACAGAGGTCTGGGGGTGCTTGAAGTTGGCTCTGGTCTTGATACCTTGCTATCAGGTAATCCCATAGCCACGTTTGTAATTGCCGAGACTGGCGGCGGGACGGAAAGTATAATTGCTTACCTTGCCTCGCTGGTTAGTCCTGAAACAGGTCAAGGGGTAGAGACCCTTGGTAGTAGGGATTTGGGATTATATGAGGTCGGCACGGGCAGCGATGCCTTGGTGAGCCTAATAGCTATTTATCTTGCTACTGAGACTGGCGCCGGTAGCGATGCCCTATCGGCGTTGCTGAGTGTCATTACCACCTCGGAGGTTGGCACGGGTAGTGATGCCTTGGTTACCTTACTCGCTACTTTGATTGTCTCGGAGGTAGGTGCAGGCGGCGATGCCCTAGCCAGCTTACTCGCTGCCTATCTCGCCTCCGAAGCAGGTTCAGCAACTGATGCTATTGTTGGCTTGCTGGCTACACTAATTATAGCCGAGGCTGGTCTGGGCGTTGATGCCTACGAGGAGTTATGGAAAGAGGGTGGTGTTGAAGCCAAGTTATCAGGCGATAGTGGGTCGGGTGTAGATATCCTCACTCAACTCCTTGTTAGTTTGGCTAAATCTGATACTGGCGCAGGTCAGGACGTTCTAATAACCTATCTTGCCAATCTACTCAAATCCGATGTTGGTGAAGGGATTGAGGTTTTATTGAGCCGAGATATAATGCACACTGATGTTGGTGCTGCCCTTGAAGCGCTAACTATCTGGGCATCGGTTACAGCAGTTGATGATGGCATAAGCATTGAGGAGGCTATAAGGAGAATATGGATATTAGCCCGAGCTACCCTCACGGTACAAAACAAGGTCAAAGCTGCTGTAGATACTACAAGCAAGGTTCGAGCCTTCACTGAAGTGGCTAGTAAGGTCAAAGCTACTGCTGATGCTACAAGGAAGATACGAGCCTTTGTTGAGGTAAGTGGTAAAACGAAGACTGAGATTGAATTATCAGGTGGAGGGTAGCTTATGAGGCAATATAATAGGGGGGATACCGTTTACATCAAATATAGGCACGAGACCTATGACCCTGCGACGGACACTTGGTCACTAGCCAACCCAGACACCGACTACCCCAAGATAACCATAATTGATAGCAAGGGTGTCGCCCAACTTGACGGTGCAGCAATGAATCCAGTAGCCACTGGCAAGTTTGACAAGCAATATCAAAGCCTCTCTACTGCCGATACTGGACGATGGCACGGGTTCGTGGAGACTTGCAATGGCGGCTACAAGGACACAACGGATTTTGAATTTGAGGTGCGCTAGGACGTGCCAAACCTTGCTTGCATTTCAATTAAGGAGGTGCTAGACTAAATATATGCCATATCCAACAGAACATTCGTGCAGGCTAAAAAGCCCTGACCTGTTTGAGGCTGATAGTTTTAGGCGAATTAAGCAGGGTAACCTATCAATCATTATAGGCAGGCTCAAGGGTGCCACCACCACAACCACCCAAGCCTACAGATATAACAAGGACGAATGGAGTGAGGTGGACGCACGGGCGCATTGCGGGGAAGCCAATGGTGCATTTGAATCGGCAACCGGGGAGGAAAAGATGGTAGATATAGAGGCAATCGATAGCATATCCAAGGCGTATGCCATGCACAATAAAATCCACGCCGATTATGTTGATGCCCGTTGGGGACGTCGGCGCAAGGTTGAAATGCAAGCCGACCACGAGGCGGTAGTTAGACGCATACTGGCGCTCGGCGGGAGGCATCTAATCAAAGGCGAGGCGCTTGATGAGACGCTATCCGACGATTTGAAGGGGGCGTTCAAGTTGCGCTACCTGACCGATGGCGTCGCCCTTGTTGAAGGCACAAACCGCAGCACCGTGCAAATCCTGCGTACGGGCATTTTTCATCACCCCGCTTACGGGAAGTTTACCATCACACAGGATATATTAGATACTATGGTTGTCAACTTCCATGAACACAGACCCAAGTCGCCCACCGAGCTTGTGGTTGATTGGGAACATCTATCCTCGGCTGAACCACCCCAAAAGGCGCCGGCAGCCGGGTGGGTCAAGGATGTAACTACAACCGAGGGCAAGTTGTTTGCCGAGGTTGAATGGACAGAGCAGGCTGTCGGGGAGATAGGGAAAGGCGAGTATAGGTTTATTAGCCCTGAGTTTAATTTACATTACAAGGATAAAGAGACTGGCAAGGATATAGGCGCAACCTTGCTATCGGTGGCATTGACCAACCGTCCATTTATTGAAGGCATGAGCCCTGTAATGCTGAGCGAGCGCCTAGCTGATAATATATTTATGGAGGATACGACCAGCTATGAGGAGCGGTGGCGTAGGGTTCGAAGTGCCTATGATAAAGAGTTTGGTACACCTCAAGAGGCTGCTCGACGAGATTGGGTCGTGGAAATTTATGATGCCTATTGCATTGTTGAAAGGCTTGACGGACTTTACCGATTGCCCTATACGGTAACAGATGATATTGTTACCTTTGATAAACTTGCCGAAGTCAAGGTTGAAAAGCAATATGTGGAAATACAACTGACGGAACAGCAATTGGCTGAGTGGACTGTAGCCTACATAAACGATTTGCCTGATAGTGCCTTTGCTTACATAGAATCTGGGGGGGAGAAGGATGAGGATGGTAAAACTGTGCCACGGGCGTTGCGCAACTTACCTTACAGGGATAAGGATGGCAAGGTGGACTTGCCTCACCTGCGCAATGCACTGTCACGCTTGCCACAAACAGACTTGACCCCCGAGGAGCAGGCAAAGGCTCGGAAGGTGCTCATCTCCGCCGCACAAGAGGCGGGCGTGGGTGAGTATAGTGAGCTGCCCAATGTAACTGAGGAACAATGGGCAGAAGCTAAAAAACTCAGAGAGGAGGAACGTATGGACAAAGAATTACGTAAGCTTCTAGGGCTTGGTGAGGACGCTGACCTGATAGCAGCGGTGAGCGGACTGAAAGCCAAGGCTGATGAAGCAGCAACCAATCTCGGTAAGGTAACCGATTTGGAAACTAAGGTTGCAGCAGCCGACAAGCGGGCGGTTGATGCCGAGGCAAAACTAACCAGTTATGAGGTTAGCAAGTTGGTCGACGATGCTATTGCTGCGGGCAGAATACTGCCCAAGCAAAAGGCGTGGGCGACAGACTATGCCTTGAAAGACCGCACCGGCTTTGATGCATATCTGCTGGCTGCCGAGCACAAGGCACCATCGACGGTTGTACTGGGTGCTGATGGCGAGCCTCTTAAGGAGCTTACCGAACAGGAACTTGCTATCGCCGCAAAGCTGGGCGTTAGCAGGGAAGCCTTGATAAAAGCCAAGGAAACGAAGTAAAGGAAAGGAGTGTAACCTAAATGGGAGCATTAAGTAAGAACAAGGATGTTCCTCGCAAGGCAGGTGAGTTGGAAAGCTTCCTTGTTGAGGATAACGTCCATATCTTCAAAGGCGCTTTAGTAAGTGTCAATTCCTCTGGTTATCTGATACCTGCTGGCGACACAGCCACCACCAAGTGTAAGGGTGTTGCCTATGAGGAATGCGACAACACTTTGGTCGGGCACACACAGGGCGGTAAGTCTTGCCGTGTGTATTGCAAGGGCGTCTTCAAGCTCGTTGCCTCAAGCATCGACCAATCAATGATTGGGTCAATTATGTATGTGATAGATGACCAGACCGTTGATAATACAAGTGCCCAACTGATACCGGCAGGCATCTTGGTTGAGTGTGAGAGCAACACAGTCGGATGGATTGATGTTGGAGCGCTGCGTGAGGGCGTTACGGCAAACGTAACCCTTGAACTTGCAGTAGCACCTGTTGACCGAGCAGTTGAATCAGCAGGATGGGTGCAGAACATTTCAGGCTTATCAATGGCAAAGAATATCACTGGTAAGAAGGTGTATGTGCCCATAGAAGGCTTGGTGGTCGGCGATGTTATCACCAAGATGCACATGGCAGGTGGTATCGGGGCGAGTGTAGCGGGAGCGACTATACTGGATTGGAAGCTTTGCAAGGTGGTCGGGGCTGCCGGTGGTGATACCGACAGTGATATTCAGGCAGGCGACCAATTAAGCAAGACGGCTGACTACCTCGTAAATGAGGAGAAGGCAGTTGCTGCACCTAGCACTGTTGCGACCGACTCAGCCTATTACTTCTGCTTGACGGGTACTACCTTTGACGATAATACAAACGACATCGTCATCATCGCCTTGAGCCTTGAGGTAACAAGGACACGGGCTATCTAAAATATGTAAGGAAAGGAGAAAACTAACATGATTGTAACAAGTGATTTCTTGGCTGGGCTTATGACCAACTTCCGTGCCATTTTCCAAACCTCACTGGCGGAATTTGATAAAGAGATAGGGCTATGGAAACTTATAGCCACCATCTTCCCCAGCGTAACCGACATGGAGAGTTACAACTGGCTGGGCGAGGTTCCGCAGATGAGCGAGTGGAAGGATGAGAGGAAGGTCTACGGGATTGGTGCTTACACCTACAGTTTGCGTAACAAGCACTTTGAGGCGACCATAGGTGTTGACCGTGATACGCTGGAGGATGATAAATACGGTATGATTTCGCCTCGGGTCAAGAGCCTAGCCCGAAGGGCAATCCTCTTCTACAACCAACAGGTGTTCAGCCAACTTGATGACGGTGGAACACTCAAGGCTTACGATGGCACGGCATTCTTTGCGGATAGCCGCACTATCGGCGCCAGCGCCAACATAGATAACAACTTGGCGGGCGATTACGGGAGCACCACTGACCTTGTAAGGACAGGGATGCGGCTTGCGGTTGTAGCCATGCGAGGTTTCCAAGACGACCGTGGCGTGCCGATGAACCTTGTGCCTGACACCATAGTATGCTCACCGACCAAGGAGTTCATCATCCGTGAGGCATTGCTACCGGCAGTGGCGGGCACGGAACGACCCGAGACAGCATTCTTCAGTGCACAGCGCATTATAGCTACGCCGTGGATTGACGCTGCTGTTAACTATTGGTATGTTCTATGCACCACCGCCGAGGTCAAGCCTGTTATCCTCCAGAACAGGAAAGACCCCGAGTTTGTGGCAGCGGATGACCCCAAGTCGGACACTGTGTTTGATAAGAGATTGTTCAAGTATGGTGTTGATAGCAGGTTTGAGGTTGGCTATGCCGACCCACGCACTGCTATCCGCATAGCATCAAGTGCCTAAAGTTTAGCCGGGGGGAGGAGATAATCAATCCTCCCCCCGCTACTTAGAAACAAAAGGAGGAAAGGGCGTGAGCAAAGAGGTAAACGTAACAGTAACAGGCTCGCTTGAATTAAGCGATGAGGATACCGAGTTGCTAAAACAAGCCAGCCCAACGCAGGTAATGCAGACCTTGATTGGTCACGGTGTGCCATGCAAGGTCAAGGTTGGTATTAGACCTGCACCAAAGCCTGAAGTAGAGGGGTAACATGGCATATTGTGCTATAGCCGATGTTCAGCGACTAAACCCAAAGCGTGTCTACGATGCCAGCAGCACACCGACAAGTACACAGGTAACTGCCCTGATTGACCAAGTGGCTGCTGAGATTGATACCGTGCTTTTGAGTCGTGGGCTGTCTGTGCCTGTGACCATACCGACTGAGTTTGTTACTCATCTAAAACAAGTAAACGCCACTGGCGCCGCTGCCCTCGCTGAGATGGGAATGTTCCCTGAAAGTGCGGGCGTGATATCAACACCACAGGGCGAACGGCTGTGGAGGATTTACACGGGCATGATAGAGTATCTAAAAAAGGGCGATTTGCCCGTGGATACTCAACCGGGCGAGCCCCGTTCCTTTTTTACCGAGCACACCGAGGAGCCCGAACCCGATGAAGCATGGCGCCGGTCAAAGTTTGGCAAGGAATTTTGATGATGATTAAATCTAGAAAAGGCACTCCTTCTTCTCAATACCAAACTATTGAGCCGTCTGTTTCATCCACCCAGTTTTCGATTGTAGTGCGTCAGGAGGAAGGCTAAAAACAATGGCAGAGCCAATACTGACGTTTGATGTGATGGGTGACACACAGGTGATGCGTGGCTTCTCAAGGTTTGCCGATGGCATCAAGGATTTATCTGAGGCGTTCAAGGAGATAGCTGAGGACTTCCACAAGGGCGAACGCCAGCAGTTCCAAAGCGAAGGCGGCTATGGCGCCGGGGGATGGGTGCCCCTTGCGCCATCAACCATTGAGCGCAAGGAAAAGGGCGGCTATCCAATGGATATATTGGTGCGCACGGGCGAGTTGCGACAGGCTATGGCGGGCGAGGGCGGGGCTGCAATAGAGGAGATTCGCCCGTTGGAAATGCGGTTGGGTACGACCCTAGCCTATGCCCGCTTTCATCAGAAGGGCACACGGGGAATGCCCGCCCGACCTATTATTATGCTGCCTGAGGAGCAAAAGACTAGGTGGCACAAGATAATCCAGAAGTATCTAGTCCAGCAAGCAAGGGAGGCGTTTGGAACGCCAGCATGGTGAGGAGATTGTTTAGATGGCTTTGAAACTTATGGAAGGGGCGGTGGACGCCGTCAAAAGCTACCTTGAGACTAATATGGTAGCCAAGTTGGGTACACTTGACCTTGAATACGGCGATTTTGCCCTTGAGGATATTGATAAGTGGTATGTTGCCGAACTGACTGCCATACCCGAGTATCCTGCCGTAGTTATCCTCGGTGATGCCAGCGATATAATAGGCGAGGGTGCTGGGTGGTGCAACAGCAAACATACAATAACCGTGGCGGTTATGGCTACCGACCAAGATGCCGAGCGCCTGCGGCGCAGGCTTTACCGCTACATTCGGGCTTGCCTTGAATTACTGGTTGAGAGTCGTGCAAGCATTGGCTACATAGTTACCTTTGACCGTTTGGAGTTTAGCCCACTCTATGGAAGGGCGGGGACGTTTATGAGCGATGCCCGCCTGATTGTAAAATTGGGCAAATACGAAGTATAACAGGAGAGGAGGCTAACAAGATGGGTTTACGAGCATTACGTAAAATACAGATTGGCGAGGAGGGAACGAAGGGCTCAGCAGTCGCAGCCACGGCAGCTTTGGTGGGGGCGCTTACAATGAAGTCAAGCCCGACAATCCACCGCCCTGTTGAGGAGAGAGGGGTTCTGGCAGAGTTTAGCCGTAGCGTTAAAGCGGCTAATCTTGCTGAATTATCTTTTGAGGGGGATGCCACGTTTGAGCAAATACTCTACCTGTTACACATGGGGATATTAGGCAATGTAACCCCTAGCGGCGCTGGCACAGCCCGACGTTGGCTGTTTACCCCGAGTATGACAGCGGCGGGAGTATTTGATAGTTTTACCATCGAGTACGGTGATGATGTCGAGCAATGGGAAACAGAATACTGCCTTGCCAAAGCCATAGAAATTAGTGGGACGATGAACGAGCCAATGAAACTACGGGGAACTATATTTGGTCGCAAGATGACAGTTTGCGATTTTACTGGGACTCTGATTCCACCCATCGTTGAGTCCATATTGACCCAGAGGGCTAGGCTGTATATTGATGCTGAGACGGACAAAATAGGCTCAACTGAGAAATCAGGTGCCCTAATAGCCTTTACCTTCGCCATAAACACAGGACTAGCGCCAAAGCGTTTCGCTGACGGAGGTATTGATTTTAGTGGCTATTCCGAGGCATTCAAAAGAGTTGACCTGAAGATGACCTTTGTTTTTAATGCTGGGGTTGAGGTTGAAAGGCTGAAGTTTGATGGCGAGACATTGCGGCTAATAAGGATAGAGGCACTAGGCAGTTCTGCACAGGCGGATGAGGATAGTACGGCTACTGTTGGGGCAGGTGGGTGGACTGATGTTGCCACATCGGTGCTTGTTAGCAGTAGTACACCCTTTACTGTGGACACGGTTATTAAGGTAGAGAGTGAACGGTTACTTGTTACTGCCAAACCCGATGGTACACATCTCACTGTTGTCCGGGGCTATGAGGGAACAACACCTGCCGCCCATGCTGGAGCTATAGCAATCTACTTCGTTCATGATAAGAGACTGAGGCTTGATTTTTGTGGTATCTACACTGGTTGGGAAACATTGTCGGAGAGAGAGGGGGAGGATATAGTTGAGGTAACAATGAGCACTCAGAAGGGGACAATCTACACCAAACTGTTTGAGCTTGCGGTTACAAACAAAGTAACCGCACTGCCGTAGAGGAGGAAACAATGGGATTAAGAGCATTACGTAAAATACAAATTGGTGAGGAGACCACAGGGAAAGGTACAGCGATGCCCGCTACTGCTGCCTTGCTCGGCACACTGACGATGAAGTCGAGTCCGACAATCCACCGTCCAGTAGAGGAACGGGGGTCGTTGGCTGAATTTGCCCGCAGTATCAATGTAGCTAATCTAGCGGAACTATCCTTTGAGGGGGATGCCACCTTCCAACAAATACTCTATCTACTGCACATGGGCGTGTTGGGCAATGTTACTCCCGCCGCTGATGGTACTAACGGCAAAAAGTGGACATTTACTCCTGCAATGCTGGCTGCTGGCGTATTTGATGCCTTCACCATTGAATATGGTGATGATGTGCAGGCGTGGGAGACCGAGTTTTGTATGGCAAGGTCAATTGAAATTAGCGGTGCGATGAACGAGGCGATGCACATGAGAGCAAGCATCTTTGGCAGGAAGATGACCGCTACAACCTTCACCCCGGCGCTACAACCGCCATCGGTTGAAAGCATCCCATTCCAAAAAGCAAAATTGTATATTGATGCTGAGGCTGGCACAATCGGCACAACCGAGAAGGCAAGCAGTCTAATTGCCTGCACCTATGCCATCAAAACGGGATTGGGCTTCAAGCGTTATGCCGATGGCAGCATTGATTTTACCACCTACAGCGAGCAATTTAAGGGCGTTGACCTGAAAATGACCTTTGCCTTCAACACGGGTGCCGAGGCGGAACGGGTGCTGTTTGATGGCGAGACCCTCCGATTGGTGCGCATACGGGCAGACGGCAGCGCTATTGCAGGTGGTTCGCCTTCACAACACCGTCTAGACCTTGACTTCTGTGGCATCTATACTGACTTTGCCACCCTTGCTGAAAGGGATGGCGAGGATATTGTTGAGGTAACAATGTCCACGCAGCGAGGAGCGACCTATACCAAGTTGTTTGAGATAACCGTTATCAATACCCTAGACACATTGCCGTAAGGATAAAAAGGAGGATAGTATGGGGCATTTTGTTACCGATGAGGTTGACCGCATCGATTTGGGGGAGGGCGACTGGGTTGATATCAAACGCCAGATGAGTTACGGGGACGACCAAAAGCTCGTCGCCAGCTACATGAATGTGCAGGCACGAGTAAGAGCGGGTGAGCCGGATGTTGATATTAGTCTGGGAACCGGCAATATCACACTTCTGGCTCTCAACATCAAAGATTGGAATTTGAAGGACGAAAGCGGGCAACTTATGCCTATAGCTGAGACAACCATTCAGCGACTAAATAAATCCACAGCTACCAAGCTGGTTGAGGAAATTAACAGGCGGAATCCACCCCCAAAAGTTTAGACTTTGATGAGGAATTGTGGGCGGCGCTGGAGTCAGGACAGGGGCACTCACCACCCGCCTACATTGAATATAGGGTGATGAAGGAGATGGGATGGAGTTATGAGGAACTGATGGCATGCCCAAGAACGGTTGTGGGCGATATTATTCGCTACATGAACACCGAGGGCAAGTTTGAACAGCGGAAGGCGAAGGATATAGAGTAATGGCGGAAGCAGAAGTAAGCATTTTAATCCGAGCCAAGGACGAAGCCACAAAGACCTTGCAGGGCATACAAGGCAATATTGAGGGTATGTCCAAACAACTCAAGATAGCTGGTGCGGCTATGGTCGTCACGGGCGGCGCTATTGTTGCCGGGCTCACTATGGCTGCTAAAGCCGCCGCCGAGGAGGAAGCGGGCATTGCCAAATTATCAACGGCAATGGCGAATGTTGGCATCAGTTACGAAACCAACAAGGCAAGCCTTGAGGCTTACATTGATGCCCAGATGCGGACAACCGCCTATGCCGATGATGAGCAACGAGCGGCGCTGGCGGCACTCATCCCGATGACGGGTGACCTTGCCAAGGCGCAGGAGTTATTATCTCTCAGCATGGATTTAGCCCGGTGGAAGGGGATGGGTTTGGTTAGCGCCTCTGAGATTGTGGGCAAGGTTAGCGCTGGCAATACTGGCATCTTGAGCCGATATGGTATTGTGGTCAAGGAGGGTGCTACGGCAACCGACGCACTAGCCCAAATGCAGAGTATGTGCGCTGGACAAGCGGAGACCTACGGCAAAACAACCTCTGGGCAACTAGACATACTCAAAAACAGCGTTGATGACGTCAAGGAATCCATTGGTGCAGTGCTTACTACTGCGCTATCCCCCCTGATGCAAAAGGTGACTGAGTTTATTCCCAAGATACAAGAGTGGATTGCACAGCACCCGACACTGGTCAAGGCGCTTACGTTAGGCGCTCTTGCGTTGGGGTTGATTCTAATCCCTCTGGGCACCTTTCTAATAATGCTTCCTATGTTGGCAAGTGGCATAGGTATGGTAACCACCGCAGCATCCCCATGGCTAATCATTATAATAGCGGTTATCGCAGGACTTGCAGCACTAGTCGCTATTGGTGTGCTTGTCTACAAGAACTGGGATAAGATATGCGAGTGGGCGGGCAAAGTGAGAGATTGGTTTGTCAAGTTGGGTGATACGATTATGGGTGGTCTTAAAAAGGCACTTGACTGGCTGAAAGATATGTTGGACAAACTTATTAGTCCATTTAAGACAGCTTGGGATTGGATCAATAAGCTAATTAAGGGCAGCGGTCTTGAAGATTTGACGAGAGCCTTTGATGCGGCGGCGTGGGGCGCAGAGGCTTTTGGCGGTGCTCTTGTTTCACAGGCACAGCAGGCAGATGTACTAGCCAAAAGCGTTGACGGGCTTACTGCGAGCACCAAGGACTACACCGCTGTCATGCAAGAGGAATATAAGATTGCGACACAATACCGAGGCTTATCCTACGAAGAACAACTAAAGAAGTATGAGGAGGAGGGCGGTTATGCACCTTGGGTGTCGGAAAAAGCTATTGCCGCCGACATTACCGCTGCGTACGCAAGTGTGGGTCGACAAGCTGCCAATCAAGCCATCATTGCCGGAGCGGTAGCAACAGGCACTTGGGGAGCTGGAGCGGTGGCGGCGGCACAGAGCGTTTCATGGTATCAACGGGGCGGTGTTGTACCGAGGACGGGGTTGGCTATACTGCACGCCGGGGAGACGGTGTTGCCCGCCGATACCATGATAACTATACCAATCTACCTTGACGGTGACCTAATTGCCAAAAAGATGATTAAACGAATAGGCAATAAATTGCAATTGCAGGGTGTGACGTAATGATGGATGAAAATAGTATTGCTGATGTGGCAAAGATGTTCTACCAATGGCTTGACGATAACGAAACCCTCATTAAGAGATTGTGGTCTCGTTATGGACAAGTTGTGGTGTCAATGTGTAACAATGCAGAAAACAAGCCAATGATTACCCGTAGTTTTGCCTCGTTTATGCTTGGCTATTGGAAGGGTCAGGAGACGGCAAAATTAGATGGGCTTATGGAAGATAATGCCTTACCGAAGCAGGGAGCATAACCGATGCAGGTTAAAATTAAGGTTGGCGGCATTGATATAAGCAGCAAGGTGAGAGAGGAATCGTTGAGCATTGAAAGCGTCATAACGTACGCCATAGACACCTGCGAGTTTGTGGTGGAGGGCGATGTGACTATTGCCGATAAAGCCGAGATAATCATTTCAAACCTAGCCGAGACGGTGCGCTATTTTGCAGGCTATATGGCTCAGGTGGCAAGGGCAAGGGAGGGCATCACAAAGGTATTTGTCTGCCAAGCGCAGGACTACACAGTATTGCTTGACACAGTGTTGGTTAACAAAATCTACGACAACAAAACAGATAAGGAAATTATCATAGACCTCTTTACTACATACCTGCCTGAGATTGATACCGCCACTTATGTTGACACCGGGCTGACGAATGTTCATGTTGTTTACAACCGCATACCGTTGAGGCAGGCGGTGGAGCAATTGGCGGGGAACTCAGCCTATGATTGGTACGTAGATTATAATAAGAAGCTCCACTATTTCGCTCCCGAAGCCAATGCAGCGCCTTTTGAATTGTCCGATGCGCCGAATATGTCAACATCCTACCCTTACAGCGAGTTCAATTACACAAGGGATGCCACCAAAATTATCAATTCAGTAATCGTTGAGGGTGGGACTTACTTGTCTGAAGATAGTAGTTTTGAGCTTGAGGGCAACGCCCAGACCAAGGAACTACTCATGCCGTACAAGATGCACAAGCCGACAACCGCCACCAAACTGCAGGTTTACAAAAACACTGGCACAGATGCATCGCCAATATGGACAGAACAGACGGTCGGCACGGACTACCTTGATACCATGCCTGCCTATGATTGCTTGCACAACTATCAGGAGAAGCTGGTCAAGTTTTACGTTGCACCCCCTCTCTTGAAACGGGCGGTCAAAGTAACGGGAAGGTATGATGTTCCCCTGCTCTGCCGGGTTAAATCGCAAGCCTCCTATAATGCCTATGGAAGATGGCAGGAGGGCAAGGTTGTCAATCGGAACATTGATAATTTGGATTGGGCGAAGTTGGTGGGCAAGGGCGTTTTGGTTGAGCATGCCTTCATGAAGGAACGGGGCAGCCTTGTGTGCGAGCAGGATGGCTTGCTATCGGGACAACGGGTCAAGATTGATAATGCCCTGCGTGGCATCAGCAATTATTACCTGATACGCCAAGTGACAACCCGAATACTGGGCGGTCAATACTGCCGATATGAGGTGGAGTTCGGCGAGTGGAACCCCGACCTTGTTGATTTACTGCTACGAATAAAATGGCAGATGGCGGAGTATAAGAGGCGTGAGGAGGAGGTGACGGCTGAGACCGTAATATTGATTGAGGTGTTGGAGCAATCAGAAGCATTGGACTTGACTGAAGCAACACAGTTCGCCTCCGATGCGCCACCTGTTTACAAGATGGTGGGTCATACTGGCATAGCACACGAGCTGCTGACGCTTGCCGAGAGTCAGCCTGCACCGGTAAGCCACACCAAGAATAACTACCTTTGGGATGCCGCCGATGCCAAATGGGATTTTGCAACATGGGGGTGATATGATGAATTTGTTTAAGAGACACGAAGCACTAAAAATTAAGGCAAAATGCCGACTTACGATAACCGACCCAAAGACGGGCAAGGTCGTCAAGGTCATTGAGCGTAAGAATATCATCGTCAACAATGGTAGATACTTGATTGGCGATTATCTCATTGACTTGAGCACCGTCTACGACGTCGGCATAACCTATATGGAGATAGGCACGGGCACGACGACGCCAACTATCACCGATGTAGCGCTCACAACCTACGCCGCCAGAAAAGCGGTAACGAGCCGAACACGAGCACTCAAAGATGTTACCATATCAACCTTCTGGGCGGCGGCGCAATGCGCATATAACATCAAGGAAGCGGGGGAGTGGGGCAACGCCAACGCAGCCGCAGGTCAGGCAACCGGGCAGTTGTTTAGCCACTGGCTTATCAGCTTTGACAACTCGGCAGGCAATTACGACCTGACCTTTGATTACATACTGACGATAGGGTGAGGTGATACGATGCCAATAGCAACAGGGCAACAGATATTAGCTGCCGATGTAAACGTCGAGTTTGCGAAAATAAAAAGAATTCGCAAGACTGCCGACGAGGTAGTCAATAACTCCAGCGTCTTACAGAATGATGACGAACTGCTACTGGCTATGGGAGCTAATGAGGTATGGGAATTTTCCGCCTTAATTTATTGCGATATTCGGGCTAATTCTGATTTCAAACATACTTTCACTGTGCCAACTGGAGCTACAGGCAAATGGTTTAATTATAAAATAGTCGTAGATACGGCTGGAACTACTAATAATCCTATAACTGCAACAGCATTTGGAACTGCAGTTAGTATTATAACGGGTAGCGATAAGCTAGGTAGTTTTCATCAAATCTGGGGTCTAGTAATAAATGGAGTTAACGCTGGAAATCTTCAATATCAATGGGCACAGAATACAGCTTATGCTGAGAATACCAAAGTGCTGACTAATGCTTGTCTTATAGCTCATCAGCTAGCCTAAAAAGGAGAAAGATAATATGCCAGAGGTAAAACAGGGATACGCAGGACTAGAAGCTAGAACTGAGGTCATAAAATACTGGGAAGCTCTAGGTTATAGGATGCTCCACGACAACTTTGATGACCTAAAGTGGAAACACGGTGACCCCATAGTAGGTACGATGACCTTTACCGATGAACCTGAGCCTATTGTTCCAATACCCGAACCATCTAGAGACCTTGCAGCCGAGATAGACATGCTCAAGGCTGATATTGACGCTATTAAGGCACAGTTGACCATCGAGGGGGCATAATGGCTGACGACATTGGGGCAAAGCTGGAGGAGATTAAGCTGGTATTGGAGCGGAGTGAGTTGAGGCTTGACAACCTTGAAGGCACGTTGGGCGACTTCCACGGTATCATCCACGACTTCGAGACCTTGCTCGGCAATCATATGGCAGACTACAGTACCAAGTTTGGGCGGTTACGGGCTACTGTTGAGAACCAAGAAAAGATAAACACAGAGCGTGATAAAGTCCTCCACACAAAGATTGACGTTTATAAATGGGGTCTCCTTCTGGTCGCCTCGTTTACCGCCCTTTGTTTGGCGGGCTTTATCACACTGTGTATACGGCTAATAGGTATGCTAATAGGAGGGGGATAATGAGCAATCTGATTTACATTGCCTTTGCCGCCCTCGCAGGTGGCATAGCAGTTGCCCTGTTGGGGTGGCTTGATAGCCACGAGCCCTTCAACCCTCGCAAGTTTGGGGGCTCAGCGGTACGTGCTTTTGTGGCTGGGATTGTTTTTGCTACGAGTTATCATGCAGTACCAATAATAAACACGCTTGATATTTTCTTTGCTTTTTTGGGCGGCGCCGGCATTGATGTGCTGGGCAACCGCATTGCAGGCAGCCTCGGCAACGGCAGTTTCCCGGTTCCTCAAAACAACATACCCAAACAAAAGGTAATCAAGATGCCTGAGCAAAAGATAGTCATAGCTCGCCCGCCCGTAATAGCCGTCGGTGAGACGATAGCAACCCTCGCAACGCCACCTCCAGTATTCGGAAGTTTTGAGTTTTGGGAGGCGCTTGGCTATGGCGATGAAAGGGCAATGTTATTTGAGCGGCAATACAAGGAAAAGGCGCAACTTGAGGTTAGCGTAAAGGGGCTGTTAAAAATGGAAGCCGATAAGGTTATAAGACTTTATAATGCCCAGAAGTTTGTGGATTCTCTGGGTGGGGCTACTACACTCGGCTCCAGCTACCCGTATATCTTATCCTATGAGGAATACATCGCAAGGTATCCCAAATATAAAAAATCCAAGGTGGAATACTATGCTGAAAGGTTGCCAAACGAGCCACCTGTCAACACTGAGCTGGCGCCCACTTTTGAGCTGAGGGAGTGGCAAGGCGAGACGTGGGCGATAGCGGGCTGGCAAGCCATAAAAGTCAGATTGCCGACAGAGGACTAAAATGATAGGCAAAGTTTGCCATGCAATACTTTGGTTTCTGGGCTTCCCCGCTGGCGAGCATATAAGCGATATGCTTGCCCGACAAAAACTCAGGCTAGGCAAGGGATGGTGGGCATTCCCCATACTGACCATAGCGGGTTTTCTAACCGTAGCAGTGTGGCTAACAATACACATAGCAACCTTCAAACTGAGGAGGAAAGAATAATGCCATATCCACCACAAGAGATACGGGATAAACTTAATCCCAGCCTAGAAACACTAATCTCGGCGCTACACAGTCTAACTGATGACCAATTAGACGGCGGGGTGGAATATGTGCTTGTGTGCCTGATGGTTGCACTATGGATACCCCGCTACCGCAACTTTGTGCGTGTGGTGGGCAACCTAGTACTGGCAGTGCTAGAATACTACCGCAGGGTCGGGGTGCCGTACGAGGATAGCAAAATAGCGGAGCACGGAGATATATTTTGATGGCAATGCGTATTTATTTAGCCGGCAGCATAACTGATGTGCCCTTGAAGCAAGCCATAGAATGGCGTAGGCGTGCCGCCCAGCAATTGCAGGACGCAGGCTTTGTTGTCATCTCTCCATTGCGCACAGGCGTGGCTGACCTAGTGGATGAGCGGGCGGTGTTTATGCGAGACAAAATTGACTGCACACGGTCTGATATAATGCTGCTTAATCTAATCGGTGCAGACCATATAACCATCGGTTCGGTGTGCGAGTTGTCGTGGGCATATCTAACCGGGCTTTTCTGTGTGGTGGTTATGGGGCAGGGCAACCCGCACCGCCATGCGTTTATTGAGCAGCAAGCCTCCATCATTCTTGAGGATATTGATGAGGCTGTTGACTACATAATTGCCACGTTTGGAGGGCTGTAATGGGTATGCCCTCGCTTTTCAATTTTATCTTCCTCAGTCGTCGACAGGCGATAAATTGGTGCAAGCGCCACAATTGCAAGGTAGTCAAAGAGGAGTCTGGTCGCTTTACCGTGCAGGATTGCACCGGGCGCCTGCTGCGGGTTAGGTTTGCTAGTAAGTATGATAAAGCGGCATAGCGGTTTTCTAACACCGGCATAGCGGTTTTCTAACACCGGCATAGCGGTTTTGCAGTGGACAACCTTTCTCACAGGCACAAAAGATATGATGGTCGGGCAAACAACCCAAAGGTTGTTAGCCCATAAAATGCAAGCTACACATAGATAACAGGCGTAAACATACGAGCGGGGAAGGCAATGCAAGTTACGGGCACTTTTTAGGTTGCTAAAGTGCCCTGTTTTATTGCTGGCTGAGTTGCATCCTGAAAATGGTTGATGGTAGAATTCGGGCATAGATGAGGAGGCAGATAAATGATAAAGTGGTTAGCAATAATAACCTTGACCCTTCTATTTGTAATAGTAGGGGCAGGCTGTGGTGGCGCACCGACGGCAGCACCGGGGGGGACAGTCCCACAGCCACCAGCCGCATCTGAAGAACAGCCCATACCCGCACCGGCAAAGCAAGCCACGTTTGAGCCTATAACCATAACAGGCTCAGGCGATAAGACAAGCCCACCGTTCATGGTAACGACAAATGAGTGGGTTATTGATTGGTCTTATGTGCCTAACCTTGAGTACCCCAAAATGGCAGTCTTCGGATTTTTTGTTTACCCTAGAGGCAAAACAGCGGGTTCCGTAGCATCGGCATCCTTCGCTGATGAAAAGGGCACAACTTATTGTTACGCCGATGCAGGCGAATACTATGTTGATGTAATCGCAGCCAACATTGAAAGTTGGACAATAACTATATCGCCCCCCAACAAAGGAGGTTGACATAATGCCACAAATTAAAAAATTAGACAACGGAAAGGTACTTGAGTTGCTGCGGGTATCCGAACGCCCAACCGACCAAGTAATAGCCAATCAACTCGGCGTCAGTAGAGAGGCAATACGCCTAAAGCGCCACCAATTTATACAGCAAGGTTTGATAAACGACAAGCCAGCCAAAAAGGGTGTATTAAGCACAAAGCAACCGACAGCAGTGCCACAATTGAATTTGGAACAAATCATAGAGGTTGTATTGGTTGCCTTTGAACGAGCTAAGGAGTACCCGAAGGTCGCAGCCGAGTTGGAACAATACAAGCGAGGCTACAGCAATCTGAAAGAAGCCATTGCCGGGGCAAACAAAGTCGAACAGAGGCGCAAAGAACAGGAGCAACGTTTCAAGCTTGCACGACAGCAGGGCGAGCTAAAGGTGGAGATACCTAGCACAGCCAATGATGAACGCCGCACTATAGATGTTATGTAAGTAAGATAGCTGCTGAATTAGCCCGCTTTGAGCCTTCCCCGGCCTATGGGCTTCAGCTTGATTTTGAGGGCAAGGCGAAGGGCGGTAGACAATTAGCATGGCGCTTAAATTACCGCCGTAAATTGCTTATCTGCCTTCCAACTTGTTAAGCCTATCTTCTATTTCTTTCAATTGCTTATAGAGTACTTCGCCAACCCCTTCAGCTACCTTATCTGCTAGATCGTGCTGAGCCTGTAGCTGGTCCGGGTCTACTTTTCTTTTTGGGATCAAATGAACCCCCCATATCTTTTCCTTTAATTCCTTGACTAATTCGCTTTTACTTTTCACTGCTAACGACCTCCTTCCATCCTCATTCATTTATAACTCCTAGTAATTATACAACACAATTAGTCCTTTTGGTGCATTTAGTATTATGTCAACTATCTTTTTATGCTACAAAATAAAAAAGCGGGTCTTTAGACCCGCCCCCCCCCATATAATTAAATTAAGATTTTACCGCTTAAAACAGGTCTTCTAGCTCCCGGTTGCCCTCGGGCATCTGACCGTGTTGGGCGATATACTGCTGCAAGAGTTCGCTCTCCCGCTTGGTGTACATCGGTTCCTCTTTATACATGAAGTACCGAGCCTTTTCACGAACCTCCAGTTGCTCCCCTAGCTCCCGGTGCAGGTTCATCGCTCCCTTAATGTAAATAACATTCTTCTCTTCATCCAGAAGTTGATACACTCCCTCCACCTCAGGAACCTGGCTCACGTTCTCCGAGGTGAACTCCACCCACAGCTCCTCCTTCGGTGCCAAAATTGGCTTGGAGAAAAGGAGCCTGAGGTCACATCTAAGACAGCGCTTGGCCTCTGCCGTGGCTACTTCTGGGCTAAGAGGTAACTCCGCCCGTCTCAGCCCGGCATACTGGGGCGTAGGTGGATAGTAAGCAGCCGGCAGGCGCTTTAGGTCAGCAAACCCCTCCTCGCGCCCCAGCCAGTGCTTTGGTTCCTCAGGCGGCAGCAGAGGTTCATCAATGACCCCGTCGCCGCCAAGATACCGGTCAATGGTTTCAGCGGCTTTTCTGCCTGAGGCGACTGCCTGAATGCATGACCGGGAGGAATCGCCGCGATACACGGCTAACCGGTCAACCAGAAGTTTGAAGA